TCAAAACTGCGCCAATGCCGCCTCAAGAGATATCGCAGCATCAGTGCTGTTGATAAAGTGCGTCACCCGCCTCATAACCTCAGCCTCTTCAGCTGCATCACCTTCGATCGCTTCGCCGTCATCCGTGATTAACGCTTTCCCCCTAAGCTTCGCAAACTGCGTCCGACCTCCGGACAGAATCAACAGCGCATCACCCTGCTGTGGGCGCGTGACCGGGACGATGATCGCATAACCCGCCGACGTCTCGAGGATGCGACTGTCGGGAGTCATGCAGACACTGGCTGGCGTAACCCGCTGCTCTATATAGTCGGTAGCTGGTGAAGGAAAGCCCATGTTTACGCCCTCTCTTGAATACCGGATAAAAACACAGTATAAATACTGTATATCCATCCAGTAAAGGAGCAATAAGCAATGTTCGTGGAACTCGTTTATGACAAAAGGAATTTTGATGGTCTGCCAGGTGCAAAAGATATCATTCTGGGCGAATTGAGTAAGAGGGTTCACCGGATCTTCCCCGATGCTGATGTTCGGGTTAAACCGATGATGACACTGCCGGCGATCAACACTGACGCCAGCAAGCATGAGAAGGAACAGATAAGCCGGACTGTCCAGGAAATGTTTGAAGAGGCTGATATGTGGCTGGTTTCAGACTAAGCAATGACGCTGTTGTCCTGGAAAAATATAATCTGCGACGACTGATGGCTATTTGTTGCCAATCGCCGCAACTACTCCTGTCAGGGTTTCGCATTCAATCAGGATCACTGTGAGCTACCCATATTCTTTAGAATGCTAATTTCTCGCCTCAGCTCCTGAACAACCACGACCAGATCTGCAATGATTGCGCGGTCATCAACGTTCATCACCGCAAAGTCATCACCGTTTTCATCTGTAGCCGTACCGCCGAAAAAGGTGTAGCGATCATCTATGTTTGTCATTTGCTGCGCCAGGAAACCGCGACGCCGTATATTGCTCCCTTTATAGCAATATTCCATAACACCAATTTGGTCTATACGTTCGCCCGCTCCGTCAGAAGCGGGTTCAAAGCCATATTTAATACGTACATCTGATCCATTCCACTGTACAGATCCGTTTCTTCCATTGATGTTTCCATCCTCAACAAAAGCAAAGTTGGCAGCTACAGAAGCATCGCTGGTTATCTGGATTAGGGCGCGGCGGACAGAGCCACCATCGAAGTTGGCAAAGAACTGGGCTTCACACCTGCTGGTATCGTTAGTAGCGATTCTTGATACCAGTAATGGCCCTTGTGTATTAGCTAATGACCCATCGGGAACATTTTTAATCATGCCAATATTTGCATTACCAGTAGCTGAGCTTGTGAATAAGCCACCAGTAAACACCTGAGTGGCAGACCAGGTGTTAGCTCCGTTCAGTAACGGGATCGATTTGCCACTAGTTCCGATACTGGTAGTGGCCGCACTGGTTAGTTCCAAACTTTCACGTGCAGTCGCTGGATTGTTCCCTCCCGTGCCTCCTTGATCAACACCTAACGGCGTCGTCAGTCCTGTAAGGCTGGTAATATCTGAGTTGTTCCCTTTTTTAGCCTTGTCACTGACGCTGTTTATTAACTTTTTCGCTGATGGTCCTGTTGTCTGGCTGGTATCAGGGAGCGTAATGGTTACATCACCGTCCGCAGTGAAAAATTGCTGCCAGTTCTGTTTGTCGTAGTTCAGGCCGCGAAGCGCCTCTGCGCTCTGCGCTACCAGTGCAGCGGTAACCATATTCAGTGCCACACGTGGGACTGCTGACCATGCTGCACCCGATTGTGTGGGGCCGGTAAAGTTACTGACCAGGGTCAACCCTGTATTGCTTTCGATTGTTTTGACCGGGAGCGTATACGAGATGCCGCCTACAGTAGCAACAACAAAATCGCCTACCGCGAGTTCGGTAGTAAATGAAGTCCCTGCCCCTGATACCTGGGCAGAGTTATTCGTCAGGGTGAGTGTTCCTGCTGACATAAAATTTTCCTCAGTACATATTTGGGAGAACGAGAATGGGCATGGAGATATTTCTGTTTCGGGTCATATCCCATCCATTGCTGGCGTAGTTACCAAAAACCCGGTTATATGCAGACCTGACACTTCCCCCGGACATAACGACACCCTTCATTCTGAGATTGCCGTAACCGCCGTTCATCCGGACCTGTGCGCCGGTGTAAACTATCTGGCAATACCCGCCGCCAATATTCTGAAATGCATCGGTAATCTGGATTTGTCGGTCGTATACAAAAGGCCGCTTCAGCGTGGAGAACGTCACCTGGCCAGCGGCATTGGTCATGGTGATACCATCACCGCCAACAGGTGCAGTCTGATTGAATATCACCAGGTCAATCGTTGCCGTTCCGGCAACATCATCCCTGCCTGTGTACGAGATATCGCGAACAATAATGCTGCCACCATCAAATCCCACCGATACATTCGGGTTATCCCATTTACCAAAAGGGATGCCGCCAACCGGGAGAGGAGCACTGCCATTAACCGTTATGCGCCCGGACCAGGCGCAGGTCATCAGTGCGGCCTGATTAGATATGGCGGTGAAGTCGGTAGAGTTCGCAACCAGTAACCCTTCGTTATAAGTTGCTGCAGGCAACAGTTCCATAACGTATCCGGATCAGTCCGGAGTAAGGTTATTCCCACCGATTACCTCGGCGCTGATGATTACCCCGGCGTCACCATTCCTGGTCACGCTCGCCATAATGGCTACGTCGAAATAGGCAAATGAGTAGGTGTAGACAGGATTGGTGGGTATCACAATAACCTGAGAGCCTGGAACCAGTGGTGTGTTTACCGGGTACTGCATTGGCTGGGGTGACCTGCCCGAGAACGATGTACAAAAACTGGGGGCGCGCAGCCCCGCAGTAATTGCCATTACAGGGCGGCCATCGTTGTAGTCGATTAAAATCCCTTCCGGCATTATGACCACCTCCCGACGACGACTCGCCCGCCACCTGGAAGATTAACTGTCACTCCATTGCCGTTGATAACAACGGTGTTATTCGTACCGTTAAATGCAAACTGGCCGCTGTCTGCGTAAAACCGCCCATGAAATTCACAGTCTCCGTTTTTGTCGACATTCCACCCAGCACCATAAGGACCAGGAACGAAAGATGTGGACCTGATATAGTTGCCAATTTTGGCATTGGTAATACTCCCGTCCTGAATTAGCGCATCACGGATAAATACTTGCCCGTTATAGACAAAAAATGCAGCAGTGTAATTTCCCGGATCACTTCCGGAATAAATACCGAACTGATCTGCAGCAAATACAACCGTGGATTTATAGCTGTTTCCATCAGGCTCGATAGACATACCGAAACCAGTGTTGTATTTAACACCATTTCTGACAATGCCAAGGTTCAGGGTATATGATGCTTTCGCAGTACCATCGCTATTGACCTCTGCGTTTAGCTTCTGATTTACAGCAGCCATCAGCTCACCATCGGGGCCAATTTGTGCCTGTACATAATCAGCAAGTTCTGCAAACGCACCGTCCAGATTTGCAACCGTGGTGGTGATGGTCATTACTTCAGCTTTAACTTCGCCATACTGCTCAAACTGGCGCTGGACCGTACCATGATTAGCGAGAGCATTTTCCATAATGCCTTCCAGGTTCGTATCCACACCATCCTTGATGTTCTGGAAGGCATCTGATTTCTGAATACCGTCATCAATGAGATCAATGAGACTACCTGTATCCATAGAGCACAGCGCCGGTACTTCGATAAAGCCTGACGCACCAAAAGCGTTAATTGTCCTGATGTACCAGTAATAGGTATGTCCCACCTGTAGCTGACTACTGGTCCAGGTGGTTCCCATGCCTTCGCGGCTGGCATTCCCTTCCACGGTCGCTGTTGAGGTATCATGTAGTTTCGTTTCACCTGACGTCCAGAAATCGAACTGCGTGGAAACATTAGTAATTGCCGCCAGACGCGGGATCAACGTGACGGCAAAGAATCCCTGCTCAATATCAACATGGGAAGGTGCTGGAGGGGCTTCAATGCTGAATTCCAGATAAGCTTCCTGGGATTCTGCCCCCATCTGGTTTACAGCAATAACGTGTGCTGTGTAGGTATTTTTCGGTAAACCGGTAAGACGCGTGAACGTCCCAGGAACCTGGACGGACATGACAATCTGACCATTACGGCGAATGATCACTTTGTTGTAGACCACCTGACCGATGTTCTGCCAGGACAGAATACCCTGTACTACCTGCCCGATTTCCTCCACGGTATATTTCAGACTCTGCGGCTGCGCCACGCCTCCGGATGGCAACTGAGTAAACGGCGGTCGCTCAATCGGTTTACCGATGGCATCCCCCCAGACATCCGCTGTTTCCTGCTTCAGTGTCAGTTGCACGCCGTTCTGAACGCCGAACTTCCAGTCAGTAACCCTCATTTCAACATTAACGATACCGATAGACGGGAAATTCACCTTCACATACATTCCAGGACGGTAACGGTATCCACTCAGATTTAACGTTACGTTCATCGTCCTGGCGATACGGGTACGCTTTAACTTCACATCAGCGAGGCGCTGGGCCTGAAATTCTGAAGTCACAAATCGCAGCTTCATATCCTGCGATATTTCCACGCCGTCTTCCGTTACCCATTCACTGACGGATACAGAGGGGAAGTCCGCTTCGGTGAACCCCTGCAGCGGATCAACAAACGTCCCTTTGATAGTGTTAACACGTTCAGCCTGAGAGACTTCCGGCATGATTTCGATATCACCGGCCAGCTGGCTTTCGGTAATGACTTCGATGGCGGGGCCATAATAAGCCCCGACCAGAAGGCCATGTTTACCTGCCGTATAGGTCACATCCCCCGCGCACACGGCGAGCATTCCTTCCAGAATACTGACTTTATTTTCACTGAGATCGAACTCTCCGTTGATGGTATAGCGCTTCTCAACGGTATTCCCCCCAGTGACCACATCCTCATCACAGATATTCGCCGCTTCCTTGAACTGCTCCCAGAGAATATCGGCGTCAGGTACTTTCAGGTAATTGCGGTAATAGTCCAGGATGACCAGCGCTGCATTGTTGCTGTAACCCGTCAGCCCGGTACGCGGGTCATAAACGGCACGCCCGTACTTTTCGACCTTGATATTCGGGATGCCTGACGGGAATTTTTCTGCACTGAATTTGAGGGACACACGCAGCCACGTGATCCCCTTTCCGATCATGTCTTCTTTCCATGACGGACAGTTTGCCAGCATGTACGGGTCTACTGTCTGCCGATTGGTATGCAGTTCAAAAGATGCATGTTCAGGAAAACTGCTGATCGGTTCGTCACCCAGCCAGACGGTTCCAATGCTGGATAATGAGTGACCCGCCAGCGCAACAGCCAGGTGCAGCATTTCACCGTCATCCTGTTGCCCCGACTCTTCCTCTGAAAAGAACAATGTTCCCGCTGTCGTGGTGTGACCATAAACAACCGTTTTGGCGCTGGCTGCGGCACGAAGGACCTGTTTACGTTCCGATGTGTCACGGTATGAACCCAGTGATGGCTTTTTGGTCAGCGCCTGAGTTGCCACCTGAGCGGCCACGGTGATAGCCATTGCAATCCCGTAATACTGATATGAGGCGGCAGCACCTGCAGCAACGGTCGCAATGATAGGAATAGCAGCAGGCATTAACGCACCCTCCAGACACTCAGCGGCTTAACCCGCAGACAGACAAGACCATTTTCGCCAGGTACCCATACAACGCCGGAATACACCACCCCGGCACACCGCGCCCCGGCATTTTCAACCACGGCAATATCCCCGCGCTGCGCCAGCTTCACCGGCACTTCATCGAGATACCGGGCCAGCACCTTTTCAAGCGAGCCACCACCGCGCAATATCGCCTTTTTTGCCCCATGTTCGCTGTCGTAGGTTCCGCGCCAGCCCGCTGCAAAATCCTCGCCGCACATGGCCTGAGCACAGTCCGCCGCGAACAGGCAGCAGTCATGACTACCCCATAAAAAAGGCCGCTTTTCAGCGGCCCTTATCACGGTGATTAATCGGTTATGCCAGTCCGGATGCTTCATGCTTCCTCACTTATAGGTAAATCCCGGTGCATCTTTTTTATTGCCCCAGTAAATTGAACGTTCAGCCATCTGCGCCACATACCGGAATATGTGATCGCCGGGATAAGCGGCCTGTTGCGATTCATCGGTATAGCGATCGGGAAAAGGACGCTGCCAGTCTTCAAAAATATTACTGAGGGTGTATTGCAGGGCGTTCGTCTCTCCGGCTGTCGCCCCCGTACTGGACACCTTCCCCTTGAACAGGAGATCGGCAACCTGGACAACGCCGTTATCATCCATGACCACCAGATAAATTTCGGCGTTTCTGCCCACACAGCGCTCATTCAGCGTGGTGGCAAAGAGGGCCATATCCAGACCAGAAAGGGTCATTTTGACCTGCGTCGGGCTTGTCGTGCTGGTTTCACTGGCATCATCAACGGAGCCCATGCGCCCCATGCCGTAATAAACATAGCCGCCGAGAACCAGCGGCCCGGTACCGGAATGCACATAGACGGTGCCGGATTCAAACTGAATATTAGCGGCAATCGCAACCGTCACCCTGTCGCGGGATAACCAGTCCACCATCGAGTCAGAAAAGGGGGAATACAGCATTAAAATGCCTCCTCAAGCTCCAGCGTGTAACTGGTAAAAACACCCGGCACACGGTTACCGGCACCCTGCTGGTTATCCTTCAGTTTGAAAATGCCGTAGGGTTTCTCGACCTCAATGACAGCATTAGCAGGCGGCGAACTACGCAACATCGGCGCAAATGCAATCATTGCGGTACCGCTCGCTGCACTCGTCACATCAGCTGTGACCATCTTCAGCTCGTCGTTAACAGTGAAATAATCGCCCTGTCTGAGCACCACTGTTCCTGGCGTCCAGCCCTTACTCTGAATCTGGGTCCCTGTCTGATTAGCGCCATCAACAACGGGCACGCCCGCTGGCACTCTGCCAATTCTCCCCCAGTCGCGAACCTTTACCCTGCCATACTCGCCATCGAGGGAAGCCACCAGAGCATCAATACGCCTGGATTTTTCGTCCGTCAGGTTATTAAAGGTCAGGGAACATACCCAGCGGGTGCCGGGAAAGCGTGCTGTCTGTGATGACCCATTGAAGGGGGAACGAAAAGTTTTGGTATTACTCTCCGGTCGCCAGGTCAGCGACGCGGGACAGACATCTTCCGGCCATTCGAGTGCAGCCATAGATTCTCCTGCATTACTCTGCGCACGGCGGCGCTACTGATCATTTGTCAGGATGTTAATGATTTACATACCTGGTTATGGTTGTTACTCAGCCCGTCAGTGGTGGGACATTGACGCACTCAGATTAAGGAGGGATAGCTGATTGAATCGCCACGGGTTTAACAGACACCTCAGAGTCATTTAAGATGGCTTAAAGAGAGGTGCCCATGAGCGGTAAGCGTTATCCCGAAGAGTTTAAAACTGAAGCAGTCAAACAGGTTGTTGATCGCGGTTATTCTGTTGCCAGCGTGGCAACACGTCTCGATATCACCACCCACAGCCTTTACGCCTGGATAAAGAAGTACGGTCCGGATTCTTCCACTAATAAAGAACAGTCAGATGCTCAGGCCGAGATCCGTCGTCTCCAGAAAGAGCTGAAGCGGGTTACCGACGAACGGGACATATTAAAAAAAGCCGCGGCGTACTTCGCAAAGCTGTCCGACTGAGGTACGCCTTTATCCGTGACTACACCTGTTGCTGGCCTGTTCGCCTGCTCTGTCGGGTGCTGGATGTTCATCCCAGTGGTTTTTACGCCTGGCTTCAGCAGCCGCATTCTCAACGCCATCAGGCAGACCTGAAACTGACAGGACAGATTAAACAGTTCTGGCTGGAATCGGGATGCGTCTATGGTTATCGCAAAATCCATCTGGATCTGCGGGACAGCGGGCAACAGTGCGGAGTGAACAGAGTCTGGCGACTGATGAAACGTGTCGGGATAAAGGCTCAGGTCGGATACCGGAGCCCGCGGGCACGTAAAGGCGAGGCCAGTATCGTGTCGCCCAACAGGCTCCAGCGACAGTTCAATCCGGATGCTCCTGATGAGCGTTGGGTAACAGACATAACCTACATCAGGACCCACGAAGGCTGGCTGTATCTTGCTGTGGTTGTTGATCTGTTCTCACGCAAAATTATCGGCTGGTCCATGCAATCCCGGATGACAAAGGACATTGTCCTGAACGCACTGCTGATGGCTGTATGGCGGCGTAATCCCCAAAAACAGGTGCTGGTTCATTCGGATCAGGGCAGTCAGTACACAAGCCATGAGTGGCAGTCTTTCCTGAAATCACACGGCCTGGAGGGCAGCATGAGCCGTCGCGGTAACTGCCATGATAATGCGGTTGCAGAAAGCTTTTTCCAGTTGTTGAAACGCGAACGGATAAAGAAAAAGATCTACGGAACGCGGGAAGAAGCCCGCAGTGATATTTTTGATTACATCGAAATGTTTTATAACAGTAAGCGTCGGCATGGTTCTAGCGATCAGATGTCACCGACAGAATATGAAAACCAGTATTATCAACGGCTCGGAAGTGTCTAGATTATCTGTGGCGATTCACAACGGATGATCTTTTTTGCAAAACAATGGAAATCTTGGCTGACAATAGCAAAGAGAGAAATGAGCTTTTAGAATTTCTTTCAGGATATTACGCAGAAAAAATAGGGAGGCAGTATATTGATGAAGATTTGCATGTTAACTTCTCCGTCATTTACACCTTTAAAGACCACATTGACGACAACTTACCAAATAAAATACACACACTTCTCAGTGAGAAAAAATACATCCCTGCACGGATAATTAATAGAGTTGAATACAATCCTCTATTCACTCAACCATGTATATTATTTGTGTACTGGTTAGCAAGCCAGATAGACTCAGGGGAAATGCTTTCAACATGGCCCCTGCCGGGCAATATTAGTGGGCTGGAGATGGTGCTAAGTGATTTAGGGAAAAGTATTTCTCGTTAGAAAGCCAATCTTCCAACTGGCTTTCCTGAAGTTTAATATTTAAAAGTCTAACATGGCAATGCATCCATCTACGAACCCCATTGCCATCTGTAGTTCCTTTCTTATAGTCCCATCAGAGCACTTTCGCTTTTTAGCAATGGATCTCAACGAGATACCGATAACGAAGTGGGCAATAATCAGCTCGTATTCTTCCGGTTTATATTTCCGTAGACGGGCCACGCATCCATCAATCATGATACCCTCATCGTCGTTACATTGAAGGCGTGATTTTTTGCCGTGAGGTAGTAGCCCCTTAAACCCAGCGGCAATAGGTTGCCAGTCAACACCACTGCTGTCTGCCGCAGCCCAGGCTCCCCAACGGTCCATCACTTCGTACATATCACGCATAGTTGTTTCTCGTTCCTGTTCTTTACCGCTGATGAGCATACCCTGAGGACTAAAATGTTTAAGCGAGGCTTCCAGTTTCATTGGATGGTGTCTCCCTTCTCAGCAGTGCCAAACCAGCCAGGGTGAGCCCACTGAACATCAGTAACTTTATCGCCGTTACCCCACAGCGTCAGAACACGCATAGCAACGTAGTGCATAAGGATTTTTTCATGCTCTCGCCACTCATCATCAGGCTTATCTTCAAGAAACTCATCGATTGCATCAGCAATAAGGCCAAAGCATTCGGGATAGTCGCTATGACTGATAGCTATGTCTCGTGCAGCACCCTGGAGTTCCATGAAGCGCTTTTGGGTGAATAAATAAGACATTTCGTGAATTAGACGATCCATTATTGGTTCCTTAAGCTTTTGCATACCGACGTGGTTGTGATTTTTGCTGCGGGGCTGATTTTGATTTCGCTTCTTCCTGGTCAATCGGCAGAAAATGCCCATTGTAGAAACGGCGGTATACGGTCCCAAGAACGCCGTTACGCTGTTTGGTGATGTTAATTTCCGCGATCCCTTTTGCCGGTGATTCGGGGTTATACACTTCATCGCGATAGAGCATCATGATGATGTCAGCATCTGCCTCAATTTCGCCGGAGTTCTTCAGGTCTGAGTTCATAGGACGTTTGTTAGGTCGGGATTCCACGCCTCTCGAAAGCTGGCTCAGCGCCAAGACGGGAGTGCGGTTTGTTTTGGCGAGACGCTTTAATCCCTTCGACAACTCACCCACCGCGAGGTCATAGCGTGCCGTGCTCTGGATCTTAATGAGTAACAGATAATCGATAACTACCAGCGCGGTTTCAGGATGAGCAATCTGATGACTGGTTGCCGTTTGCTGGATCTGTTCAAGCGTCAGATCTGTGGCATCAACCATCCAGATATTGCGCCCGGTAAGATGCCCGATACCTGTAGATAACCTTGCCCAGTCTTCATCTTCAAACTTCGCGGCCTCTTTGAGCCTGGACACTGACATGCCACCAGCAGCAGATACCATTCGCTCGCCAATCTGGATGTTGGCCATCTCCATGCTGAAAAACAGTACGCCATGTCCCTGCTCTGATACTTTATCGATAATGTCCAGGGCCAGCTCGGTTTTCCCCATCGACGGACGGGCGGCGATGAAGACCAGATCTGTCGGTTCAATGCCACCGGTTTTTGCGTCCAGTTCTTCAATACCGGTCATCAGAGGTTTGGCCTCTTCCAGCCCCTGATTTCTTGCGTCTACCCGGTCAATTACCGCAGGTAAAATTTCATCAATATGCACAGGTTGAACGGTATCAGGAGTGAGTGAGATTGCAGCCATAGCCCCCTGTGCGGCCTTCAACGCTTCGACTGCGTTATCACCATTGGCAGCATTGCGAATGCCAGCCAGCGCCGTCTCGATTACAGCCTCAGCGTCACGAACGGCAGCGTTACGTTCCAGAGTGGAGACGTAATACGTCAGCGCTGATTTAGCCCAGGCGATACGACTTGATTCGAGTATCGTTGCGCTGTGTTCTGGCATGGCCTCACAAAGCAACAGCGGATCTATCACTCCGGTTCCGCGAGCCTGACGACAAATGCCAGAATAAATTTCACGGTACTGACGGACGGAGAATACGCTCGCCGGCATACGGGAAAGAATGCCCAGAACCTCAGGATCGGTATTGCGCAGAAAAATTGCGCCAATTACCGCACCTTCCAGATCATTATTTTTCCATACCGGAGTCATCATGCGGTTATCCCTGCAGCAATTGCGCGATAGCTTTCCCAGCCAAACGCCAGACGGTTTCGCCCACCATCGGTAACCCTGTCCACGATGCGCTCACCGATGGACTCCTTCAATTGCTCAAAGGTCAGGTTACTTATCAGGATTGTCGGAAGTACGCTCTCATAGCGGGCGTTGATAATTTCCTGCAGAATGGTCATTTCCGTCGGACTACCGAATTGCACGCCCACCTCATCAATAATCAGCAGATCCAGTGATGCGAAACGTTCGATAACGTCTTCCTCGGTACTGTCAGCACCGTGGCGCCACGTGTTTTTCACAGCCCGGGTCAGACGCATAACATCGGTGATTTCAACCCTTGCGAGATAGTTTCGAATAATGCTTTTCGCCATCGAAACAGCCAGGTGGTTCTTTCCTGTCCCGCAGTTCCCGGTCATCACCAGCCCCGTTCCTGCGTTAAGACGCTCCGACCAACTGTTGACGTAGCGCTGGCAGGCTTCAAGGTTTTTTGCAGCACCCTGATTAACCGCTTGATAATTACTAAACTCACAGCCCTCAAATCGGCGGGCGATCCCGACGTTGTCCAGCAGGTCAGATACCTGCAACGCATGCAGCCCGGCATCGACTGCCGCCAGCTCATCGCGCACGCACCCCGGGCACAGGGAATGTTTAACATTTTCGGTACCACGAAACGCTTTACCAGTGAGCGACATGCGCTCATAGTCGCCATGTTTTTCGCAGACTGCGGTATGGACTTCTCCTGACTCCAAGCCCCTCAACTGCCACGGAGTTTTATGTTCTACAGCGAACGCTAGTTCTTCACGAAGCCCCTCACGTTTCGCCAGCAGAGAATCCCTTTCTTCGCGTTGTTTGATGTTCAGCATTGTGTTTCCCCTTGTCACCAGTTGCAGTCTGATTGGCCGTAATCCTGTTCACTGAAGCCAGATACCGGAAGCGCACTGCGACGCCCACCTCCGGGAGCGGATGGAGTTTGCCAGGCTTCTTCGAAATGCCGATCGGGCCCAAAGAACGTTGCCGCCTGTTTGACGTATTCAGTACCAAGCTTGCCCGTCGTGCGGATGTAGGCCGCGTAGCGCTGCACGCCCGCCAGCAGCTCTGATGCCGTAGCGCCGTCGGCGATGCGAGCCTTCCAGTGTTTGTAAGCCGTTGCTTTCGGATTGCCACCAGCGCGTTTTGGGTATGCTTGCCAGGCGGCTTCGAACTCTGGAGAGTATTCCTGTCGCGCTGCTGGTTTCGTACCACTGGTTTTTCCAGATGATTTACCACTTCCGGAAATGGCAGTCGGTGTAGCGGCGCCAGCCGATGCACCAAGAGTGTTTTTAATCTCTGTAGTAGTCTTTGTTGTAGTAACCATTAGAGAGCGGGCGTTTTTTCCCCTCATCCATCGGTGCATTCTGCACTTGTCGATCAGGGCAACTTGCCCCGTTCGATGAGGGCACATGTTCCGCATCATTAAGCAGCTCGCAATCATGGTTGATGGTGTAATAATTTGTCCGGTCATGCTGGGACTTATTGAGCTGCTCGACATCGAGACATCCCTGTTTGACGAGTGATGTAAAAGCGCGTTTAACGGTATCTGCCGACCAGAACGGGAATTGTTTTACCCACGACTCATAGCTGTTGAACACCCAGCGGCGACCAGAATGGATAACTCCCTGTTCTTTGTCGTTAATCCAGTAGTTAACCTGCTGCAATACGATCGCTTCGTTCAGACCGATACGCGTAGCAAGCTCAGGGTTGATGACTAGAGGGCGAAAATTAAAAAGCATGCTCATGCTGCACCCGCTAACTCAGTATCGTGAGTAAACTTGCCATCCCAGCGCTTCTTCATCGGAAGGTGCCCCTTGAGATAGTGTCGGTAAATCCACACCGCGCCTTTGCGCAGCAGGAGCGGCTTGAATGTGTCGCGCATATCGCCGTCGTCCTGCTCTATCTGCCCGGTACGCTCACTGAGGTAGAGATCGCGTGCATAGTGATGAACCCGCCAGCGCGGATATTTAGCATTTGGCTGGTCGTCATAGAGCCAGTTATGTTCGAACAAAAACGCATTAACCTGCTGGACGTTGACGCCGTTCAACTGCTTACAGAACTGGCAAGGAGACATACCCGGCTGAAAAAGGTTTTCGAGGTGCTCGATATACTTTGCCTGGCGCTCGACGTATCCAAGTGCTCGACGGGCAGCTTCACGTTCGTCTGCCCATGCGCGGGCAGCAGCCACTTCATCTGAAAAATCAGGGAGATCATTGGACGGAGTAAGGCTGTATGAGCCAGTTGCTCTGATTGATGGCAGCACATCAGCAGTGACCCAGCGTTTGAAGCGCTTAGCCTGCTTTTTGCGACTTCCCATGATTGCGGTATACAACCCGGATTCATTGATAACTGATTGATTTGTATAGTTACATCCTATAAGGATGGTTTGATTATCTTTATCCTCATCATCAATCAGCTTTGTCATCGCCTGCGTCTGGCTGTAACCAAGCGCAAGGGCAACATCCGCGGCCACAAACCACGGAACATTGTTAATCAGCAAGGTCCGAACTGAAGCCAGCAGCTCACCAGCATCAGACTTAAAGTCGAATGTTTTGATAGTGGTATTCATTATTAGCCCCCTGTTGTTCGTTGTGACATGTCACACCTCTGAGGAGGGATGTGGGAAAATTTCTTCGATAAAAACCTTGCGTTCTGTTGTGCTCAAAGCGGTGGCGATGAGATGGCATGTCTCAATATCAGGAACTCTCCGGCCAGATTCGTAGTGGCAAATGGAGCTTTGTGTGTGACCTATACACTTAGCTAGCTCGCACTGAGTTAAGCCACTGGCAATACGCAGATTTTTAAGATTGCTCATTTTGGTCTCCCGTAGTTTAAGGAGATATTACATATTGTATTTGAAATCATCAAGGAAATATTACATCATGTGCATTGAAACCTTATCACATACTGTAATAATATGAGCCTATGAAAACAGAATGGTATGAACTGGCAAAAGCCAGAATGTCTGAGGTGGGGATTACACAAGCCCAACTTTCAGAGGAATTGGGTGTTACACAAGGTGCTTTGAGCCACTGGCTTAACGGCAGGAGATCGGCTTCGCTTGCTGAAATAGGATCGATTTTCCGAATTCTTGGCATTGTCGGTGCAACCCTCAACATAGATGGTTCCTTCACCGTAGGAGCTGGACAATTTGTTGAGCCTCCTAAACCTCATTATGAATACCCTGTTTTCTCTCACGTTCAGGCAGGTATGTTTTCGCCAGAGTTCAGAACCTTTACGGAGCGCGATGCAGAAAGCTGGGTTAGTACAACTAAAAAAGCCAGTGATCATGCATTCTGGCTTGAAGTTGACGGGCACTCTATGACAGCTCCTACCGGTTCAAGACCAAGCTTTCCAGCCGGAATGCTCATCCTTGTTGATCCTGAAGAACCGGTTGACCCTGGAGATTTTTGCATCGCCAGGCTTGGCGGGGATGAATTCACCTTTAAGAAATTGATTAAAGATAGTGGACAGGTCTTCCTTCAGCCGTTGAACCCTCAGTTTCCAATGATACCCCTGCAACGAGCATTGCAGAATCGTTGGCAAGGTGGTCGCATCACAATGGCCTGAAGAGACATTCGGATAAAACATTCTGTAAAATACTCACTCCCGGCTCATGCCGGGATTTTTTTTGTCTGGATATCAATGCCACTAATTAAATACACTTTGAAATCAATCGCTTTCAATAAATAATTAAATTTTATTTCATTTTGTATAGACATAGTCAATTACGTTTTGTAATATCAGTTCATCGGCAAATTACGGAGCCAATGAGATGAACATAACCTCCCAACCAAAACCAACCAGCCAGGAATTTGATATTCACGCCAAGCTTAAAGCAGCTAATTCGCATTGGTCCTATTGTTATGCTGTTCAGCCTTGCGAGAAAGGATTTAATTACCAATTTAATACAACTTTTATTGGTGAGATGGAATTCGCTGTTTACGAACGTATCGATAATTATTTTGTTTTGGTTGATTTCTTTAAGTCATACGATGAAGCATGTGATGATGCTAAAAAAATCATTGATGACCACCCTGATCTTAAAAGAATGTTCTCTGCTATTTAATTAAAACATTAATTAAATCAAGAAATCATAAATAACACCTTAATCGGTGGGACATCACTCACCCTGAGGAAATGCAAATGAATATTATCGTCAGAAATGAAGTCGTGAATAACAAAGCCCATCCAGCCAATCAGGATGACGACATTCTTTACATAAACAAAGCCCACAAAACAGCAGAGTGTGCCAATAAATATGCACATGAACTCCGTGCTGAATTTACCCAGTTGCTTATGCCAGCAATCACACGCACTGATGTGAAGGTAGCGGGAAGATTCACCTCATTACTTAATGAGCTTTGCTCCATGACAAAAATGACGATGGAGAACACCTCAAAGGGGGGGCAATAATGACGTTTCTGAAAGATAAAGCAGCACACAAGACAGCAAAACTTTTCGCCTCTTATGGAAATAGTTATCTGCATATTGCAAACCTTTTTCTGCGCAAGGCTTACGGGCGGTAGTGACAATGAAAAACAACACCATTGAAATTTATCGCCGCCGCATTGCTATTGCGACATTAAACCGAATGAAGCGCAAGACAGGAGGTTATTGTCTCTCCGTAAATATGCCCGATGACAATATTCAGGTTATCGAGATTAACGAAGAATCAATGCTGAAACTTTTGCTGCGCTTCGAAAAACAGGCTCGGACTGAATTCAACACAGAAGCGGAAACATTTCTTCGCCAGACGTATATGAAAAGCGTCGATATCAATGGACACACCGAATATCTGACCGAAACCGGAAAGATGATTGTTGACGAGATTTTTGTGGAGTTAATTAAACACGCGAAAGAGAAATACGTATGTGGAGGAATTAACTGATGGCCTCACAACAAACAATTATGCACGGAATGCAGATCCCCCCCAAGTCCTCAACGTCGATCTGCATGTGCTTCCGGATTTCACCGGGCGCGTTGTTCTTTACATCGAAAAAGGTCGTGTCACATGCGACCGCCGACTGCTCGATGACGAGCACATTTGCTCACTGGACACTTTTATCGAAATGGCCCGCGAAGTTGGGCTGCGCATTGAGGAGATATCGAATGACTGTTAGCAAAAATGACAACGTAAAGCAGCTAGTTGCCAGACTGAAAGAAATACAGGAGCAGTCCGGTACGCACATCCCCGCGTGGATGCTCGATGAAAATCGTTACGGCAAAGGTACGCTGACAACTGAAGAACAGCATGAATGGGCTGAAACCGTTTGTCACTCCATGCGCGGAACTGTTGCCCTGCTTTACCTGATTGAATGTGAAAAACGCTGGGGCCTCCGAGACGGTGAGTATCAGTTTAAAACCGGTGAGTTTGTTTTTGGCTTAACGCGGGGGCTTATCGAGAACCTGCTTATTGAACACGTAGAAGGCGCACTGATCGAGCAAAAACCACAGGAAAGATATCTGGCTGTATTCAAGTTCTACTCCGCCAACGATCAGCGCATGAAAGAAGATGGTCATTCGTGGTTTGCAGAGTTTTTAGACGACATCTTTACGGATCTTGCCACTCGCGTTCGCGCTGGGGAAGTAACACCCGTTCAACACATTTTACACTGAGGGAAATAACGATGAATAACCAACTAATGACCTTCAGCTCAGAGGAACTCAATTTTTCTATGAGTGGAATTCTTTATGAGGGAAAACCAGCCTTTGACGCTGTAAAACTGGCTAAATCCCTCGGTTATACGAACCCAGCAAAAGCGCTGAAAGACCACTGCAAGGCGTTGATTAAACTTGATTATAACGAATCGTTAGAATTGGGTTTTGGTGAAAAACCGCGCGGTACTCAGCTTGCTGGTCAGGCTGATTTGTTCCGGCTTATCCTGCGCAGCCAGCTTCCATCCGCTGAACGTGTGCAGGACTGGGTTTGCGAAGATGTTCTCCCATCCATCATGACAACCGGAACTTACAGTAAAGAAGCGTCAGGCGTTCAATCAACACAACAGGAAATCAGTATGAACCATGACATTCTTTCACTGGCCCGCGTAGTGGCCGAAGCAACCGCATCAGCGACGATGAAAGCAGTAATGGAAGTGAGTGGCGCCAACCTGGTTGCTGCTTCGCCTGTATCTTCCTCTCTACCACAACGGCGCATTAGTTCGACTGAATTCGTGAATACCGATGCTGAGTTCGTTCCGGTGCATAAAATCTCGTGGGAAACAGGGCTTTCCGATCCTTCCTGTCGTCGGCTTGTTCGGTTCGCAAACCTGCCATCAATGCAATTACCTGGCGTTCGCGGTCTGTGCGTGCATCGTGAATCATTCCTGCACGCATTTCAGGTGCTGCTGGAAGAATCCGTTCGCCCAAGCGGTAAACGCAAGCGCTGGCAGCACCCTGAGTTTGGCGGCTTCATTCTACGTAAAGATCCGAAAGAGATCTTCGGGGAGGTGGAGGCATGATCATCCAGTCGAAACTCATTCGCGCAGCTCTGGTATGCGCTGCAAAAAATGATGTCCGTTACTACCTGAATGGTGTGCACATCACTCCGAAATATATCGAGTCAACTAACGGGCATGTAGCACTGCGCATGGAGCACGGCATCCGGACGAAGAAAAACATCATCGTCCAGTTTGAAGGACCGGTTCCGGCGAAAGCGGAAACCACTGAACTGGTATTCAACAAAGAAGCCTTTGCCATTCACCGCGACACGTTCGAGCGTCGGATCTCGATCACTGGCATCAAACTTGTTGATGGTCGTTTTCCTGATATGGAACGCGTCATCCCGAAAAAAGTGGATTTCAGTATCAATCCGGTTATCAAGGCTGAATACCTCAGCTATCCGGAAAAGATGTTTGGTCGCGAGCGAAAGTTTATTCCCATCCAGTTACGCCCTTCCGGTGAGGCTGGAGCGGTACGCATTCAGTTCGATCCAGTGATCAACACTACATACGGTAACCCTGAGTTCGTCGTGATGCCATGCCGTGATGATGCTTTCAAAATTGTTGAGGAGCATCTGGCATGAAAATCCAATACCAGGACTATGGCGCTGTAGCAAATATCGTTATCTCCAGCACCGTATTCGAGTACCGGAAGCATAACAGGGTAGTTGAAAACACTCTGTTTCTGGTGCCAGCCGTAGTGAGTTCACGGCACGGAACTTTCATCCTGAAAACGGTTATTTCAGGTAAAAGCCGTGATGCATTACGCGCTTACAGAACTGCAATCAGGGAGGCGGCACGATGAATACAGCGTTTGAAATATGGGTTCGTATGCGATACGGAAATCGTTACGACCTGACACGGGATATTCAGGGGCTTTATTGCCGGGAAGTGGTTAAGCGGATGTTTGAAGTGTGGTGCCACTGCCGTGGCCTGGATGTAGTGTGAGGTGATTATGAGCAACGTTGTTCTTCTGGTACCGAATGACTGGGTTAGCGAAAAGGTTCTGATTGCGGTTACCGGGCTCAAGCCCGGAACCATCACCCGCGCCAGAAAAGAATCCTGGATGCTCGGCCGCGAGTACCTGCACATTTCACCAGATGGCAATCCCAAGCCTTCGAGCGAATGCATGTACAACAGGAAAGCCGTTGATCAGTGGATCGAGGCGCAGAAAAAAAATCAACCAGGTGCGAAGACAGCATGAAAAGCAGTACACTCGTCCACGCTCCTGGACGTCAGGAGGGATCAATGGCTAATGCATCATACCCGACAGGCGTCGAAAACCATGGCGGTTCGCTCCGCATCTGGTTTCTATATAAAGGTAAACGTGTCAGGGAAAACCTCGGTGTCCCTGACACTGCAAAAAATCGCAAGATAGCTGGTGAGCTGCGTTCTTCGGTTTGTTTTGCGATAAGAATGGGGAATTTTAACTATGCAGAAAAATTCCCAAACTCACCGAACCTTGCCCGGTTCGGTCAGGATAGAAAGGAAGTTACTGTGCTGGAGCTTACCGAAAGATGGTCGGAGCTGAAGAGAATGGAGATCAGCTCTAATACCATGAGTAGGTACGAGTCCATCATAAAAAATATGCTTCCGCGCATCGGCGAAAATAAAATGGTTTCTGCGGTGACCACTGAAGATTTGCTGTATGTCAGAAAGGAGTTGCTGACGGGTTTCCATGTAATGAAGAAGGATCACCGGACACAGGTAAAAGGCCGGAAATCGTCCACGGTGAATAATTACATGATGCTGATGGCCGAGATCTTCCAGTTTGCAGCTGATAACGGCTACGCAAAGGAAAACCCGTTTAGCGGAATTAACCGTCTCAGGAAGGCAAAAGACGAACCAGATCCACTCACGACAGACGAGTTCATCAGGTTCATTCAGGCATGCGGACACCAGCAGATGCGAAACCTCTGGACTGTTGCCGTCTATACCGGAATGAGGCATGGGGAATTATGTGGTCTTGCATGGGAAGATATCGATCTCACTGCGGGCACCATTACGGTTAAGCGTAACCTGACCCAAACGTATGAGTTCACCCTGCCAAAAACCGAGGCGGGCACTGACAGGGTGATTTATCTCATACAACCAGCTATTGATGCCCTGAGGAATCAGGCCCAGTTGACACGCCTTGGCCGGCAGTTTGAGGTTGAAGTGAAGCTGCGGGAGTACGGACAATCTGTCATTCAACCCTGCACTTTCGTGTTCAGCCCTCAATGCGTCAAACGTGGACCTCGCACAGGATATCACTACGCGGTTAATTCGATTAATAAAATTTGGGCCCCGATAATCAAGCGAGCCGGTATTCGTTACCGCAACGCGTATCAGTCACGACATACCTATGCGTGCTGGTCATTATCAGCTGGTGCTAACCCAAACTTTATAGCAACTCAGATGGGGCATACCGATGCACAGATGGTTTACAAGGTGTATGGAAAGTGGATGTCAGAGAAGAGCGCCGATCAGGTTTCTCTGCTCAACCAGACGCTTTCACGCTTTGCCCCATCACTGCCCCAAAGCATGGTAATAGCGCAGTAGAAAACCTGAAATTCAAGTGGTTAGCAGTCGTATCGCTACATTTTTATAACACGCGGCACGAATTGCCCTCGACCAGAAAGACAGCTTATGGTGTGATCGGGGTTCAATAAATCGCTAAACAGGGTATACTCCAGCGGTTTTCTTAGTTGTTTATTGTACTAAACGCTCCCGTGAGAGGATGCTACTGCGCACCTATGACACAATTCGCTTCTCCTGTTCTGCACTCGCTGCTGGATACAGACGCTTATAAGTTGCATATGCAGCAAGCCGTTTTTCACCACTACTATGATGTACAAGTAGCGGCTGAATTTCGTTGCCGTGGCGATGACCTGCTCGGTATTTATGCCGATTCTATTCGCGAACAGGTGAATGCTATGCAGCACCTGCGACTGCAGGAGGACGAGTACCAGTGGCTCTCCGGCCTGCCTTTCTTCAAAGCTGATTACCTCACCTGGTTACGTGATTTCCGCTATAACCCGGAACAGGTTTGCGTCACCAATGACAACGGTAAGTTGAACATTCGCTTAACCGGGCCATGGCGCGAAGTGATCATGTGGGAAGTTCCGCTGTTAGCGGTGATAAGCGAGCTGGTACACCGTTATCGCTCGCCCGAATCAGGCGTCCCACAGGCGCTGGCTGAGCTGGAAAACAAATTAGCAGAATTCTCTGCTTTAACGAAAGATGTCGATATGTCCCGCTTCCATCTGATGGATTTCGGTACGCGTCGTCGTTTTTCACGTGAAGTCCAGCAGGCTATCGTTAAACGCCTGCAGCAAGAGCCGTGGTTTGTTGGCACCAGCAACTACGATCTTGCCCGTCGTTTGTCATTAACGCCGATGGGAACCCAGGCGCATGAATGGTTCCAGGCACACCAGCAAATCAGCCCTGAGCTTGCCACCAGCCAGCGCGTTGCCCTGGCCGCCTGGCTGAACGAATATCCCGACCAGCTCGGCATCGCCCTGACCGATTGCATCACCATGGACGCGTTTTTGCGCGACTTTGGCGTTGAGTTTGCGACCCGCTACCAGGGTTTGCGCCACGACTCTGGCGATCCGGTGGAATGGGGTGAGAAAGCCATCGCCCATTATGAAAAACTGGGCATTGACCCGCAAAGCAAAACGCTGGTGTTCTCCGATAACCTCGATCTGAATAAAGCGATTGAACTCTACCGCCACTTCTCTTCTCGCGTGCAGTTGAGCTTTGGTATCGGGACACGCCTGACGTGTAACATCCCCCAGGTTAAGCCGCTGAATATCGTTATCAAGCTGGTCGAATGTAACGGCAAACCGGTGGCGAAGTTATCTGACAGCCCGGGTAAAACCATCTGCCATGATAAAGCGTTTGTGCGCGCGCTGCGCAAAGCCTTCGATCTCCCGCATATTAAAAAAGCCAGCTAG